CCAATGTATTCTGCTTCAGCATAATCCTTAATTTCCTTATCCGGTCTTTCCCATGCAGCCTCAACGATTGCTTGGGTTAGATCGTATTTCTCTTGTTTTGTCTTTTCCGGAGGCACCTCGGCATGTGCTATCACATAACCCCGAGGCATCTGTTCCCAGAACGAACGGGACACGACGGGCCTTTCGGCAGGTAACTCGAGATACGCACACTCTCGATGCCAAAAATGTGATGCTTTGAGCACACCCTCCGGAACAGACATTTGAAGTCCTCTGTTAAGACTACGGCAAGACTTTGCTATGTAACCAGCGTTTTCCTTCAAGAACAAGCATCTTAGAAGGAATCGCCGTTCCTGGCCGAAACCAGGAGCGAAACTAGCATACCGTCCAGATAGAGACTCGAACCCGTCTCTCTGACCGAACAGAGCCTTGGTACGAATGATCGGGATCCTCTTAACACTCTTCGCCGAAGCTGAAAAGAGTGTAGAATTGAGAGTGAAGATCGACCGATCGACCAGAGTCTTACCAACAGACAACTTCAAACCCGACTTCCCTACTCCTTCCATCCATCGTCGAGCGACCGAGCGAGTCGATCGAAAGACAATGTCATCACCGTTAATCTTAACGGGAATGTTACTGTCCATAGTAGAATACTTGAATGACAAGTAGTTCACTAGGCATAGTAAAGGAAAGGATAAGGGAAAACCCATCATTTGACCTTTCGTTATACTCTCGACACGCTCTTCACCACGAGCGACGAGAGAAAGTTCATGGGACAATGATGTCATAGACAGGATCTTGACACCATTAGGAACATGACTCGCATTTTGCAACACCAGTCGGAGAATTTCCTTTTGTATATTAATATTGAGGTTATCGGTCGCGGATTCGTAATCACCGCTAACGAAGACCTCTCCATCTTTTCTACAAAAATCCTTAAACTTCTTGGCATCTGCGTCTCCACGCAGAAGCCAGGAAAACTTAGTCAGATGATCGTACATGGTTTTATGTAAAGGCAACAGTGTTTGAAATGAAGCGGGTGGGACGCTTAGCAAGCGAGTCTTACCACCTGTTTCCACTGCTGTCAAACGAGCAGGTGGGGAGGGCAAGGCTTTTGACGAATTCAAGACATAGTCAACGAACTCAAGCCTAGCTTCCTCACCATACTTGTCCAACCACCACATACGAGCCCCGCCCGCGGACCTCTTGACCTCTGCACATGCTTTTGTTGAAACAGTAGCAGACGATACCTTGTCAAGATATCCGGTGTCCCAACCGGGTCGGAACATCTTAGGGACTTCAGACCTGATGAAATCCATAAAAACTGGGTCTGGCTCGGCAGACTCAGAAGAAATGTTATCCATGAAGGAATTCAGATCTGAAGCTTTACTAGGGAGGGTTTTACGGAAGAGAAAAAGGGACATCCAAATCGAAAAACGCGAACGCTTTCCAAGTTTGTGTAGTTCGATATCCCAAGGATGATCCAGACGCTCAAGCGGGGCACTACAAACCGCTTAAACGCCTTGCTTCTTTCCTCAGCTGAGCCACGGAATGTCGGAAGACGGACGTCAACGTTATACAACGTACGAACCGTCTTCACAAACGACCGAAACCGCAGCCGAGAAGGGCAAGATGTCGACCAGAACGCAGGCGTTTTATCTGGACGAGCCATATACAGTAGTGTTCCAATGAGCAACACTATGAGTTCGATGGTCT